CGGCCATAACTCCGGTTACAGAACCGATATAATCTTTGAACACGCGAGTAGTTACCCTGCGGAAAGTAAGATACTGCTGCCAATAGATTGTGTCCTTGCGTGTCTGGTTCACACGTCTGATGATAGCGGAAACAATGTTCGCATCATCGAATAATGTTTGAATCGTTAAAAACATATCCTACCTCCTTACTCGTTAAATTCAAACCATCCCTTCATGTTGGCTTTATCGTTCTCGGAGAACGGCATAACCAGTTTTGAAGGCTCAATCTCTGCGGCTGTACGAAGCAATGAAACCAGCGTAATCCCGTCCTCAACCTTTGTACGGTTAAACAGAGCTGAATTTGCTACATGCTTCTGTTTCAAGCCGTCAACCGCAACCGCATTGAAAAGTACGGCATCTTTGGCGATATTCTCACCGAAAGCAGCTTTGATAGTCAAGACATCGTAATTGGCATTAGACTTGTCAATGGCCGCAACCTCAGCACCTTTAGTACCGCTTCCGATGAACATGCCCACGTATGCCAAGGAGTTCTTGGCTACCTTGATAGACAAAGCCTCCGCACCGGTGGTATAGGCTTCCGCAACTCTCACGTTGATTACCGCATAAGCGAACTTGTTTTTCAAGTCCGCACAAATCGGTGTAAATACGGGAAGGAAACTTCCCACTACAAGGTTCTGCGTGTCGAGCTTGAACGGGCCACGTCTGCGGATGCCTGTCTGGACATCGTAGCGTTCCTCCTGCTCAACGGCTGGAACCAAGTCATACTTAAATCCTGCTGACATAATTAATTCTTGTTTCGTTCAACAATAGCATTCGTTCCCTCGTCAATCATTTTGGCAATGGATTCGTTTTCTTTCTCAATCTTTTGCTCCGCTGATTCGGGAGGGGTCACGCCTTTGAAGCCGTCATTTGCGAACTCCTGCTTCAAGTCCTTGAAATAAGCGTCCAAGTCCTCATCGTCCTTGATGGCGCACCTCTTGGCGTAGTTTTCGGGAATACCATACTCTTTAGCCTTTGCCAAAATCTGCTCCTGCCGGGAGGCTTGCGCCCGTTCTGTTTCAAACCGGGTGAGCTTATCAGAAAGGTTCTTGTTGGAGTCAATTAAAGCTTGCGCCCATGCAGGCACATCGTCTTTATTCTCTTCCGTTTTGGTGGTTGTGGTAGTCTCGATTGGCTTACCGTCTTTAAGGTTATGCTTCTTTTCGTAGTTGGTAACTGCGGTTTTGGAAGCATCCCCGGCACGGAAATCACCATAGGAATTTAACACGTCCGAAAAGCTGATACCCTCCACGATGGAGTTTACCTTTGTCTCGTCCGTTACACCCTCTGCCTTTTTAGTAGCGATTCGGGTTAAGATAGCAGTATCCACCCCTGTGAATTTCTGTTGCAGTCCTGCCAAGATTTGTTCTAAGATTGTCATACCGTATGAATTAAAATTTGAGATTCAATTTGCGGAAGTAAAAATACTACCAATACAGATGATTGATAAATATTTAGGCTTCCCATTCACGACAATCAATCCATTGTCGTGAATACGGTATAAAAGTTGAAAGGAAAGAAGGAAAAAGGAAATAATTGAACGATTGAAAACCACAATGGGGAGATTGTGGGAATTTAGGCATAAAAAGGCGCAAAACCGGGTGGAATTGCGCCTACCAATAAAAATAACTTGCTATTTTTTTAAAGCTTTTAATCGTACCATCTCTTCGCGGCCGTAAGGGGTTAAAATCCAATATGTATGTATGCCATCACTTTTTAAAATATCTGTTTGAATCAATTTTAAAGCCATTAATTGAATGAGAATTGTTTGAAAATCATCTCGACTTATACTTTGATATTCCCCTAATAATGTTTCTTCAATTGATTTCATAATCTCACTTTCTGTTGTTGGTTTCAGCAATGTGGTACTAATTGATAGGAAAATCTGATTCCAAGTATATTC